GCTACATTTCACTGATGAAGGGCAATATTTGGCTAACCAAGCCGATGATCCCGTAATTTGTGAAGAATGCAACCTTGCCTATTGCAAATGCTGTAAGACTGAATCAAAAGAACAGGTTTTGGAAGAGAACGCCGGAGTTTACGACACTTGGTATAGCGTTAATGCGTATTGCCAAAGACGTGCGGAAAACATTCGTGATCATATTCGGGAACAACATGCAACTGGAATAGTCGCCATGCAAAATCTTTGTAATTGGTGGGAACGTTTCGACTGTATGCCTGAATACATGATTTGTCATCCGCGTGTGTTAAAATGTTGTCTATTCTTTTGGCGTGAGGAGATAAAGAATTCGCTGTATGCTGGATATTCGTTTATCGTCTTTATGCTGTTTGCTGCTCTTTGGTCTATTCCGTGCTTATCGGTTGTTTGGGTGCCTACATCCTTGTTTGCTATGTATTACTACACATGTGCTACTATGCAAACGTATCAATTGATGGCTCGCGAGAGGATTTTGGAGTTAAAGACAGTGGTCAAGACGTATACCAATTCATGGCAAATGAAGTGGGCGTTACTTGGTCTTGGAGCTTTAGGCATTGTATTTTTGGCCTTTAAGAAACAAGTTAAGAAAACCACTGATATTGATATTTACGACAATAGTATGATTGATTTCTACAATTGTGGTCGTATTCGTGACATGTTTGGAGAATTTGATGAATATGAGATAAAGGAAGAGGATTTTAAGGCCCAGTCCGGATTGAACCCTGAGAACATGGATGATATTGCTGCTAGAGATAGCCAAGAGAATCAATGGGCGAAGGTGGAACGTTCGGAAGTTCCTATGTCTGAACCAGCTACAACAACCACCAGTGATAATTTGGCCAATTCTATGAGGACAAATCTTGTTGGTATTATCTCAGAAACTCACAAGACAACTTTGGCTTTTTACATTTGTTCTAATTTTGTGTTGATACCGACCCATTTCATCAAGAAACATGACAAGGATGATATTCGTGTCAGGGCGTATAAAACAAAACCAGAGCAACTTGGAGCCTACTTTCGCGAAACGATTTCTAAAGAGTTTTCCTATGAAATTCCGGATACTGATTTGACACTGTGCTACATGACCAGTGGAGGATCTATGAAGGACTTTAGAGCGTTTTTGCCTTTAGCTAAGGATCTTGGTCCAATGGCAGCTAAGTTGGTCACTCGTGGTCCAGTAGGCAGAGTTCTTAAATCTGTGCCCACTTTCTTCGAGGGATCCACAACAGTTCGCCATACATCAGCTGAGTTTGCCGGTGGGTATTATACTTTACCCGGTGAGACCATTGAAGGTATGTGCATGTCCCCTTTGATCAGCGACCGTAAAGGTTCAATGATTTTGGGTTTCCATCTTGGAGGCCTTGGAAACAGAGGAGGATGTGGAACAGTTACCCATGACCAAATTACTGAAGCTATCTTGAAGTTGTCTGCAGTAGATGGAGTAGTTCTTTCAGCTTCATCAGGAAATTTGATTCCCAATATGGGAGATTTTCCTACTGAGACTTTTGGCAAGCGGATTTTGGAGAGTGAAGACATTCACATGAAGAGTGCTACTCGATTCCTACCTTTTGGAGCTTTTATTTCTGTTTATGGATCGACGTCCGGCAAAGCGACACCTCACAGTAGAGTTGAGCCGACGATAATATCCGACAATGTAGAAGAAGTGTTTGGGGAACCTCAGAAATGGGGACCCCCAAAAATGAAAGGTAAAGGAAGATATCCTTTTCAAGCCACGTTACAGCACTCCAGCGTTCCGAGTTTACCAGTTGGTGGTGTACTGCGGAAAGCCGTAACATGTATGAAGAGCATTTCGACGGAAGTCAAAAAGAAATTGCCTGAGTTGTTTAAGTGTGGACCCTTGTCCCGCGTAGCAACCGTTAGTGGTTTGAAAGGAGTGAGGTTCATTGATCCTATGAACTTCAACACTTCTCCTGGTTTTCCTTTATCAGGTTCTAAGCGATCCCTTTTGGTTGATCTAGATCCTGAAGAATATCCTGAGTGTGGAAAGCCCCGTACTTTTGTTAAAGAAGTGTGGGACGAGTTTGACAAAGCAAAGGAAATTTTGATGACAGGGAAGAGGTGTTATGTCATTTGGAAAGCTTGTCTTAAGGATGAGCCTACTAAAAAGACTAAGGATAAGGTGCGTGTTTTTCAGAGCGCACCGCTAGTGATGCAACTATTAATCCGTATGTATTTCTTACCATTAATTCGAATTATACAGATGAATCCCATGGCGTTTGAATGCGCAGTGGGAATAAATGCTGAAGGTTTGGATTGGGAAGAAATCTGGGAGTATGCAATGGAGAAGGGCAGAGAACGTGTGTTAGCTGGCGATTACGCCAAGTACGATATACGCATGTCTGCCCAATTAACTCTTGCTGCTTTCGATGTTTTGCTTGATATCGCTAGTAAATGTGATGGTTATACTGAGGACGATCTAACATTGATGCGCAATTTGGTACATGAGGTAGTTTACCCTGTGCTTGCCATGAATGGAGATTTGATTGAGTTGTTTGGAACAAATCCTTCGGGACAGAACTTGACTGTGATTATCAATTCTATTGTTAATTCACTTTTGTTGAGATCGTGTTTCTACACCTTTTATCCGGACAAGGTATTTAAGAAGTGTTGTTCATTTTTGACTTATGGAGACGATGTTATTGGAACAGTTATTGCTGGGCTTGACAAGTTCACGCATATTACTTATGCCAAATGGTTGTCTGAGTTTGATATGACATTCACGATGCCGGATAAGGAATCAGAACCAGTACATTACATGAAAGAGGAGGATGTTGATTTCTTGAAACGAAAGAGTCAGTTTAATGAAGATCTTGGAGTCAAGGTAGGTTTGCTATCTGAAGATTCGATTTACAAAAGACTGCATTCACATTTGTTGTCTAAAGAACTCACCAAAGAAGAGCATAGTGCTGAGAACATTGCGAGCTCATTGCACGATTGGTTTTATTATGGTCGAGAGGTTTTTGAAGATAGACAAAAGAAGTTGAAAGAAGTTGCTAGGAAATCTGGAATAGAACATTTGTGTCCTGCTTTGAATGTTTCTTACGATAGACGTGTCGCTATTTGGCGTCACAAATATTTGGGTGAGGAACTTGAAGAGGACGAGGAGGAAGTTCTAAATGAAAATTGCGGTAGCATGGTCTTTGTTGATACCGTAGATTTTATGGACCACTGTATCGGTACAGGGCATGACCCATTCTTTTGGTGGGAGCATGTTGCTACCGATTTAGGCTTGATTTTTATGCCTATTTTGTGGTATCTGATGTTAACCAATCGCGTGAAAGCTACGTGGGGTTTTCCCACACGTGGCTGGATCTGGTTTTTGTGTTTTACAACAGGCGGCCTCCAGCTATATCAATGGATGTGCTGGTTTATCCGTTTCCTCGCAGTTACGTATTTTGGCCAAATATATGCATACACTCTTGTATATGTCATGGGTGAGGAATGGAGACAGTTGTTGGGTCTGCAAAACCCAAGCCCAGTTCGCATCTGGGTTCCACGGAGTACCAAAGTGCAACGTATGTAGATGGTTTACCAACCGTTGTGTGTTTTTGTATAGTTTTATATGTTAACGGTTAGGCTTTATGTATGTTGGTACCCTATCGGGGTACCCCTATTTAGGGGAGGTTTCGCCAGCCAAAGTAAATTGTACCACCTGCCGACTTGATCAGGTCTGGCAGTGTAGAATGAAATAGATCAGTAAATGTAAATGTATATGTAATAAAATTAAATGTAAATTTGTAGATAAAGGTATGGTCATGAGCACCATTGATGAGACACCTTTACCAAGGGAAGAGTATCCCACGGTTTTACACGTCTTATCGAATCTCGATTCGTATGGCATCAATCCTAATAGGTTTGACAAGCTATATAACGCACATCGCAAACATCTTGGAAAGCGAGTGTGTTATTTTGATGGTCACGATATTCCACCAATGCCCACGGTGGAATCAGTTATATGTGACGCGATTGAGATTTTGAAGCCTCAAAGTGGTGAGACGTCCTCCAACTATGACTTGTTAGAGGGGGATGGTCTAAACACCTACGAAAACGTCCGTTTTTCCGATCAAATGGATCCTTATATTGTTGATGCCTCTGAGGCACCTGATGAGACCCGAAAGTTGCAGGATAGTTCTGATGCTACTCTGGAACGTTTCTTTTCGCGTCCTATTAAAATTCATGAGGATGAGTGGTTGGTGGATGGCGCCCTTAATTTCGATATTGATCCTTGGAGTTTGTATTTGCAAAATCCACGTGTAGCTAACAGGCTCACGAATTACAAGTTGCTTCGATGTAACTTGCATATCAAGGTCATTATAAATGGTAATAGTTTTCATTATGGCAGAATGCTAGTTGGATATAATCCACTAGATCTGTACGATGCGACTGCAACTTTTGTCGCCGGAACCGCAGATAATGTTCGTTTGTCACAGTGTCCACATATATTTTTGGACCCGAACACATCAATGGGCGGTCAAATGAAACTACCGTTTTTCTGGCATCAAAATTATTTTGATATCACCTCGTCATCGTGGACGGGGGGAGCTGCTGGAAGGTTGTATTTTAGAACACTGAATAACTTGATTCATGCCAACAACGCAACAGATGCTGTTACAGTAACTGTGTTCGCATGGGCTGAAGATGTCAGTATGAATATGTTAACTTCCAACGATCAAAACACATTGACGCCACAATCTGGAGAAATTGACGAGGCAAATATGAAAGGGACTATTAGCGGTCCGGCGACTACGGTTGCCAAATGGGCCGCTTATTTCAACGGTATTCCTTATATAGCTCCGTTTGCGAAAGCTACGGAAATAGGAGGTAACGCCGTTGCAGGCATGGCAAAATTGTTTGGTTATTGTAAACCAGTAATCACAAAAGCGCCAGAGCCGTTTAGACCCCAGCCAGTGAGCACGTTGGCAGTTACCAATGTGCCGGACGTTTGTCAGAAATTGACGGTTGACGACAAACAAGAGTTATCCATTGATCCCCGAATTGCGGGGGTTTCTGGAGCCGATCCTTTTAATATCAGGAATATAGCTTGTAGAGAATCTTATCTCACAACTTTTGACTGGTTACAATCGACGTCTCCGGACACGTTACTTTGGAATGCTCGTGTCAGTCCCGTCATATGGGCAGAAGAAGCCGGTCCGCCGGTTTCGTATCATTTTCCCGCTTGTGCTATGGCAGCTTTGCCATTCCAGTATTGGAAAGGAACTATGAAATTTCGATTTCAAATTGTTGCTTCCAGTTTTCACAAGGGGAGAATAAGAGTCGTTTACGATCCCAATTTCATGGCTAATAGTAATTATCTCGGATATTCTGAGTATAACACAAACTATCAGAAAGTCGTGGATATTGGTGAGGAGCAGGATTTCACTATGGAAGTCGGAATGGGCCAAGATCAATCTTTTCTTACCCATCTCTTGCCAGGAGCCGACAGTGTAACAGAAGCGTACAGTACCACAAGATACTCTTCTAATCTCACTCAATCCAATGGTGTTATTGCTGTCTATATCGTAAACGAATTGACAGGTGCCAATAGTTCCGTCAATAAGAATGTTCAGATTAATGTTTTCGTCTCGATGGGAGACGATTTTGAAGTTGCAGTTCCATACGACGACTTTGCAAACTTTGTACTAGCGCCCCAATCTGGGGAGTTGGTTTTAGAGGAGCAGAGTGGTGAAATGATTGTGCCCGAAGCACAGGATACGATGGAACCAAGCAAACCTGAACAGACTATGTCTGATGTATTGGGATTGCCTCCCATAGACAGTTCTAATTTGAACGATGTCTTCTTTGGTGAGGCGATAACTAGTTTTAGACCAATGATGAAGCGATATTCTTTATGGTTAACACAGCCTAAAGGTGAAGAAGAACCCACAGTAATAAGCGGCAGGTTTTCTGCAATGCCTTATCTGCGAGGTGGTGTGCCTGGAGCAGTTGACACTACTGCTTCGATATCGCAATATAACTATTGTAACACTTTGTTAATGCACTGGGTGTCTTATGCCTTTAATGGTAGACGAGGTTCCGTTCGTTGGAAATTCATTCCAAGAGGGCATCAGAGCCGAGGTGACAGCATCATGGTACAGCGTGCGCCGTTTGTACCTGGAGCTGCAGGATATGTTTTCACCAACAGACAAACCATGGCTAATTATACCACCGACAAGTCTGCGCGTTTACTCGCCATTCAGGGGTATGAAGCAACTGGAATCAATGTACCCACTTTGGGTGCAGTATTCCCTGGTTCGTTAGGTGAAGCTTTGACCATTAATCACGTTAACGGTGTTCTCGAATTCGAGATGCCATA